TCATGGTTGCTAAGTACGCAATGGGACACAACGTCCTGCGTCCTGCATCATGTATTGGTCTTGTAGAGGTCTAAGAATATTGGGGGTAGCTTAACGGCTACTCCCTTTTTACTTTGGAGATAAGTATGCCAAAAGTAGCAGGTAAAGAATATAAGTATACTAAAGAAGGAATTGCCCAAGCTAAGGCTGCGGCTAAAAAGACAGGCAAAAAGATGTCCTTTGGTGGTAAGCCACAAAAGCAGGTAGCTGCTATCATGGCTAAGTATGGAAAGAAAAAGTAATGGCTATTACACACGCAGGAGAAACCTTTAAGGGTTTGCGGATACCTAAAAGAACGCCCAATGCCTCTAAGTCTCATGCGGTGTTAATAGGTACTAAAGATAAGCCTAAGATGATTAGGTATGGACAAAAGGGTGTTAAGACTAATCAAACAGTAGGTCAACGCCAAGCATTTGAGAATCGCCATAAAAAGAATATTGCTAAAGGCGAAACGAGTGCAGCATATTGGGCTGCAAAAACTAAATGGGACCCAGCTAAAACAAAATCATCGTCTAAGAAATGGGTAAAGGGTAGTTAAATGGCAGGAACAAGTAAATTAGATGCAGTCAATACAATGCTATCTGCCATTGGTGAGGCACCAGTTAGTAGTTTATCATCAGGACTAGTTGAAGCTGAGATTGCAGAAAGTATTTTAAATACTATTGACAGAGAAGTACAGTCTATGGGCTGGCACTTCAACACAGAATTAAACAAAAGTTTTGCTAAGACAGTGGCAGGTGAGATAATTTTACCTGCTGATATTCTTAGAGCAGATGCCACACTAAAAGCTAACGCGCCAAATCTTGTGCAGCGTGGCTTAAAAATGTACGACAGAGTTAATCACACTTTTATTATTAGTACGGATGTTGCCCTTGATGTGGTAATACAATTAATCTTTGATGATTTACCAGAAGTAGCAAAGCGTTATATTGTACTACGTGCTACTCGTATATTTCAAGATCGTGTAGTAGGCTCTAACACATTACACACTTTCCAAGAAAAAGATGAAGAACAGGCTTTAGTACAATTAAAAGATTTTGATAAAGCTGCTGATGATCATAACATCTTTGACAACTATGATACCTTTAGCATTATTGATAGGCAGGGACGGAGAACAATCTAATGGCACTCATCAGTCAATCTATCCCTAACCTTATTAATGGTGTATCACAACAGCCACCATCACTACGTCTAGCTACACAAGCAGAACTACAAGAGAACGCTCTGTCTAGCGTGGTAACAGGACTGTCTAAGCGTCCTAGTTCTGAGCATGTTGCTGATCTAGGTACTATTTCTGATCTGGATAAAGCTTTTATCCATACTATCCGTAGAGATGAGAATGAGTTCTACTCTATGGTGGTAGATACGGCTGGTACTATCAGGGTGTTTGACAAAGATGGTGTATCTAAGACTGTTACCAATAATGCTGCTAGTTATTTATCAGGATTGACTAACCCTAGCTTAGAGTTAGCTGCTGTATCTATTGCAGATACAACTTTTATTGTAAACAAGAATATAACAGTAGCCCAAGGCACTGCCACAAGTCCTACACGTAACCCTGAGGCATTAGTATATGTACGTCAAGCTGACTATTCTTCTACATATCGTTTAAAGATTACTAAAAGTGGAACAACAGAAACAGTAGAATTTGCTACAAAGTCCTCAACACAAGACACTACTGCTGAGACACAAAATGCAGAACGTGGTGCATCTACTGACTTGATTGCTGAAAACTTAGATACTTTTTCAGCTACTACTGTAGACACTAATCTTTATGAAAACATTACTAATGCTAGTGCTATTTCAGGTATTACAGTTACTCGCTATGGTTCAGTATTACACATTCAGTCTACTGATAGCACAGACTTCCAAGTAGAAGTAGGTGACTCACACGGTAACGAACACCTACTTGTATTCAAGGATGAAACACCAGACTTTAAAAAGCTTCCTGTTGAGGGACCAAATGATTTTGTTATTGAGGTATCAGGTGATAACCAAAAAGCACAAGATGATTACTATGTTAAATTTAATGACGGTGTGTGGAAAGAAACAACAGAACCTAATACCCTTATTGACTTAGATGCTACTACCCTTCCACATAAGTTATCAAAATTAGTTAGTGGTGACTTTCAGTTTGATGAAGTTAGCTATGCTGACCGTCAAGTAGGTAACGATGATACAAACCCCTTCCCCTCTTTTATAGGTTATACTATTGCTGATATTTTCTTTCATCGTAACAGACTAGGTTTACTAGCTGATGAAAATGTTATCTTTGCTAGAGCAGGTGAGTTTGTAGATTTTGATTTCTTCCGTAAGTCAGTACTTGCGCTTGTAGATAGTGACCCTATTGACGTAGCAGTGTCTTCTAACAAAGTTAGTATCCTTAAACATGCTGTACCTTTTAACGAGTCACTATTACTTTTCTCTGATCTAACACAGTTCAAAGTTACTGCTGATCCTATCCTTACCCCTGAAACTATTAACGTAGCTAGTACTACTGAGTTTGAAGCTAGTCTTGTAGCCAAGCCATCACAGGCTGGTAAGTATGTATACTTCTCTTCTAATCGTGGTGCCTTTTCAGGTATGTGGGAATACTTTGTAGACACTGATACTGATGTCAATGATGCTACAGAAATTACAGCGCATGTACCTCAGTATCTTAAAGGTGTTATAACAAACATACAAACATCCTCTAATGAAGATATGCTTATTGCACAGGCTACTGATGATCCTAAAGCTATTTATGTTTATCGTTATTACTGGAGTGGTAGAGAAAAACTACAGTCTTCATGGTCACGTTGGGTATTTGATGGTGATGTAATAGGTGTATCTTTTAACAGAGCAGATATCTTTTTGTTAATTAGACGTAGTAACAACTTGTTCTTAGAAAAGATTAATTTGTCTGTTGATAGTGCTACAGTTCATACTACAGGTAACTTTTCTATTCATTTAGATAGACGAGTAATGTTAGAAACAGGTGGACTTACTACTATACCTTATGTAGACTCTAATGTAATATATGTAGATCAAACAGGAAAAACTATTTTACTTAGTGAGGTAGCTGCAAAGTTAGCTAACTCTGAGAAAGTCTTTGCTGGTATTCCGTTTACCTTTAAATACCAATTCTCTGAGCCTGTACTAAAGCAAGATAACAAACCTATTACTACTGGACAATTACAATTAAGAAACTATGCTGTTGTTTATAATGATACAGCCTTTTTTAATGTAACTGTAACGCCTCTTAAACGTACACCATATGTGCGTACCTTTACAGGCCGTGTGGTAGGTAGTGGTGCTAACATACTTAATCGTGCTGCTATTGAGTCTGGTACATACCGTTTTGGTGTGTTAGGTAAATCTAGTTCAGTAAGTATTGTATTAGAAAGTGATAACCCTCTACCCTGCATCTTCCAATCAGCAGAGTGGGAAGGGTTCTACGTCCTACGTTCAAGGAGACTATAATGACACTACATGTGAGAGCAAGTGTACAGGCTGATGTAGATCATCTGGCAACAAACCTAAGACCAGAAGATACACAGGAAGTACTAGCCTCACATGGTAGTGTTAAGGTAGCATTACAAGAAGGTTTTGATTACTCAGAAGAATGTTGGACTATTGTAGTAACAGAAACAAATGAATTAGCTGGCATGTATGGTATAGTTGGTATAGACGATATGACAGGTATGCCTTGGCTACTTACAGCCCCTCCACTAAAAAAAGGTTGGCGTCAATTTGCACGTGAATCTCTGCCATGGATTAATAGGCTAAACAAGAAGTATCCAGTATTAACCAATGCTTGTGACGCTGAGTATACAGAAGCAGTGAATTGGTTAAAGTATATAGGATGCGTATTCATTAAGAGACATGACACGTGGGGTGTTGGTAACAAGACCTTTTTAGAATTTGTGAGGATATAATATGAGTATTATGACAGCACTATCAATCGCTAAAGGAATAGGCGGTTTTATAGACGCTTCTAATAAAGCTAAACAACAAGAAGCTTACTACTTACAAAACAGAATTAATTCAGCACAAGCTAGGGACTTGCAAATACAAGGCTTACAAAAACGTGCTGTTCAAATTAGTGATCAATATTCACAGAAAAAGCAAGACCTAATTATAGCTGCTTTAAAACGTGAAGGTACTATGATAGTAGCTAGTGGTGAGTCTGGTTTAGCAGGTCAAACAGAAGCTATAAAGCTTTCGCAAGCTGAGTCTGATAAACTCAGGGGACTTGATATCTACACTAAACAAGTTAATGCTATCTTTGATGACATAGAAGTACAGAAGCTAGGGCTAAATGCTCAGATGTTAGAAAGAATTAGAAGTGTTCAACGTGGTGTACAACCAAGTTTAGGTATGGCTATATTAGGAGCAGCTTCATCTGCTATTTCATCAGAGATAGAAATTGGTGATCAAGCAGACAGTATTTTTAGCAATATCTTTGGATCAGGTGGCGATAAACTTGGCAGTCAAACTTCACCTTTTATCCCTGTTACAAATAATCCTTCATTAGAATCTTGGCAATAGGGGAAACAAATGGCTAAACAAAGAGTAATGGTAGGTGAGCTTAACGCTCCTACAGAGGTTACGCCAGTAGCAAGACCTGTAGATACTTACGTATCCCCTGAGAAACCGATAGTACAGCCTTCACCCCTAACTCAATTTCTTGATGCTATTTCACCACTAACTAATTTAATGCAAGAAGAAGCAAAGAAAGCAAAAGCACTACAAGAACGTGATGAGTTAAATGGTAAGAGAGCTAATGAACAGCACCAAGCTGAGATGGCTGCAATTAATTTAACGGCTAGGCTAAAAGAAGACTGGATTAATAACCAAAATAATTGGTTATCCTTGACTACTGAAGAAGCAGCCGAAAGAGTATCAAGGCATTATTCTGACTATAGAATGAATTTAGATGAAGCACAGATTAATCCTCTTGCTTTACAAGCCTTTGATCAAAAAGTTGACCAAGATAAACTTCTATTTATGTTTAATAACTTTGGTCCTGAAAAGCGTAAGCGTAACATAGAGCAACAGGATCAACAGTTTAACGATACAATTAGAAGAGCAGGTAATGTAGCAGAAGATGATCAAATTGTTCCTGCCATGGTTGATGCTTTTAATCAACACGTAGTTGTTACTGGTGGTGACTATCGTAGAGCTAATGATCTAGTAATAGCTACTGCCCTAGTGGAATCTAAAAGAGGCAGAACAAATTATCTTAAATTTGTAGATGCTATTCAAACTAGAGATGGTAAGTCTCTTAGAAGTATTGATAGGTACGCTGAAGACTTTAATACAATTGATGCTAACATTGCAGCTTTTGCCAAATCTGGTTTGACATTAAAGAATAAAGAAGATGTAGAAGCCTTTAAGGTACAAGCCGCTGCTAACTGGATGCAGAACCCTAACCCTACTACTCTTACATTTGGTAAAAATACAAGAGTAAACGAACAGGGACATGAGTTTGATTGGACACCAGCAGAGCAAGCTAGTTATATTGAGGACAACTATAATGTACAAGTTGCTCAGTTAGACGCTTCAGATGCTTCAGCAAAAGATAAAGCTATTCAACGAACTGTCTTAGATCAGGCACGTGTAGGTTTTTATAAAGCATACCAACTGCTTCCTAAAGAAGTAGAAAAAGCTCAGCAAATCTTTCAACAAGATTTTAAATTTGCTAATTTTAAAGATCCAGAAGTCTTTAAGTTTTATAGGGCAGCTTACGATGCTATGGACGCTTGGGAGCAACAAGGTGGTGATGCTACAAAAGGTATGCCTAAGGATTTAAAAAATACTTTTGATGCTGTACAAATTCTAGTAAAAAATGAAGTACCATTACAAGATGCTTTGACACGTATGCAACAGCCTGTTTTTCCAAATAGACCTAGCATACCGTTAGATATAAAAGACTTACCTTCTTTACTTGACCCTAGTGTCCTTAAATTTACGGACTTAGATGAAGTAAAAAACATGGGTATTCTTTATAACGAAGTCATGGAACTACTTCCAGTAATAGCGCAAACATCTTTAGCTAAAGATGAAGATGTAATTAAGGATGTAATAGGACGTATTTCAAAAAGGTATCAAGTTGTAGCTGGTTCAGCTATTAAACTACCTGTAGATACTATTGCTAATCAACCTGCTCCTGAGATGATTGAGAAGAACTTAGATAAATTGTGGAGTAATGACACTACTATTCAAGTTATTATGAATAACTTAGGTCTTCCAATGCCAGCTAAAGTAGAACGTACAGGTGTAGCTGCAACTAGTCAGTTAGCTACTGCTCCTCGTATATCTAAAAACGAAGCTCCATTTACTATTACTGTAGAAAGCACAGGCAACGATGATATGATCAATGTTGTAGCTCTTGGTAAGGATGGAACAGATGCAGCAGGTCAGCGAACAGTAGTATCTACTGTAGTCCTATCTAAGTTTAACGAAAACGCTATGAATGGTTTTACAGAACAAACAGTAGAGCAGATTAATAGTAGAATAGCTAACAATGAGTTGTCTACTTACGAGCTTTATGGTCCTGCACAGGAGATTGCTTATCAAGCTTCCCTTGTAGCAGCAGGTAAAGCTCCTGCTCAAACAGGTGCATCTGAGGTTACTCGCATACAGCCCTTTAATTACTTCCAAGCTAAGATGGCAGATGCCGCTGGCACACAGGCTCTTAAAGAAAGAGCTATTGAGAAGTTTGCTAAAGAAGGTTTAACGTGGACAACTGAAGCTGCTCGTATGTGGGAAAGTCTAACAGACTCTGTGTCTGAATATTTCCAAGGTGTAGAAGAGCGTGGTAAGAAACAAGCACCTTCTGAGAATCCCTTGACTAAACTTATGCGAGACAAACCTGCTCAAGAAGCTTTTGCTGATGTAGCTAGTCAAGTAGCTGATGTAGTTACTGCTATTCCTAAAGGATTGATGGCAGTTAATGAGGCATTGATTACTCCGGCAGGTGCTTCTACTTTAATAACTCCTGAAGAAATAACCTCTTACAAACAATCTGGTTCCCTACCTGAGAATTGGAAAAGTGATGTAGTAACTAATGTTATTAAAGCGGAAGAGCAGGGTGGACTACCTTTCCAAAGTACTCCATATAAAGATGATAAATTTATACCTGATAAGGTATCTATAGGATATGGATTTGAGTTAAAAAGTTTAACTCCTGATGAGCTAGTCTTAATATCTAATAAAGATAAAACTGGTAAACCTATTTCTATTACTGTTCCAGAAGCAGATGCTGTATTAGCTCTAAAGATAAGTAAAATATCTGAAGAACTGAGTAAAGATATTAAAGGTTTTAATACTCTTTCTCCATCTCAACAGACTGCTATCATCAATATGCGTTATCAATTAGGTAGACCTAAGTTTAAAATGTTTAAAAAGTTTGAGACTTCCATTAAGAAAGCTACTAGTTTTCCAGTAGGTTCTTCCGAAAGAGAAGATGCAATACTATCTGCTGTAGATCACATGCAGTATAATTATAAGGATGATGGAAGTTTTATTGGAGAAACAAACTGGTATAAACAAACTCCTGAGAGAGTTCAAAGGATGAGTTCATTACTAATAAATCCACAATAATAAGGAAGCACTATGGCTGACGAAAACGAAGAGTTCCTAAAAAGCTTAGGATTTGGGGGTACACCTCCTACCCCTGTTGTACGTAGATTTGATGCAACTGACGTTAATCGTGCAGCAGCAGCCGAAAAAGAAAAGGCAGCAGCTTCCAGTTTCTGGGATGGTGTAGGTAAATCCTATTCACAGTTTGGTACACTTAATTCTGTCCTCTCAGTTATGGACAGACCAGAACCAGCAGATGAACCTGTATTTTTAACTGATAAAATTGTAGAAGATGTTACACAAGGCTTAACTAATCAAACAGCTATTGAGAAAGTACTAACAGCTACTTCAGAAAAAGGTTTAGAATATGGTAAAGCTATTGCTGCTGAAATGCGTAAGACAGATGAGGTAAACAAACAGTTAGATGCTATGGGCTTAAAAGGCGTAGCAGCGCGTTTGTTTGCTGATGTGGCTAATCCAGAAGATGCAGCTTTAATGGCTACTACAGCCTCTATACTCGCTGGTATTGCCCCTCCTTTAGCTCCTGTAACTGCTCCGGTTGCAGGAGTAGCAGTTAAAGCTGGTAAGTTCTTTGGTAAAGTTAAAGATAACGCAAAGTATCTTACTACAGTAAGTGCTGTTGGTGGGGCTGAACTGGCTGGTATTGAAGCCTTACGCTCACAAATACACTACGAAACTACTGGCGGTGATATTATTCTTGCTGGTGCTTTAGGAATGACAGGTAGTGTAGGACTAACTAAGGTTGGTCAAGTAATGCAAAAAAGAGCTAACATTCAACGAGCATTGCGTGACCAAGCCTTAGGTAATCCACTAACAGATTATCAGCAAACCTTACTTAGAGTCAACGATGATGAAATCTTAGCTAATCAATTCCGTGCTAATGCTATTGGTAATGATGACTTTAACACAGATGAGTTAGATGATGTAGTTACAACAGGAATGTCTCGTAAAGATTTTACAGATACAACCGCAGAAGAGATCGCCAACGTACCTAAACAACGCGGAATATTTGCAGGTGCGAGGGGTAAACTTTCTGCATTTGTAGATGCTAAGAACTCTGACGATGGTGTAGTACGCTGGTTAGCTGATGGTCTTGGTTTGAATAGCACAGGTAACAAGGATGGTAGTTCAGTAGGTTTTGGAGCCTTAGATCAACGTGATACACTTGTATCTCAGTATAGAGGTAAAGTAGCTAACCCTATCTTGGCTCAACGTAAGGAATGGAAATCACGTACTAATGGACTAATTAAAGACTTTAATGTCTTAGTGTCTAGGCAGATACGTAATCCAAGTGACCTTGCTGATCCAGCAGTTAAAGCAGCAGCAGACATTTATAAAACACAAATGAAACAATTAGCTCAACGAGCTATTGCAAACAATGTTGCTGGTTTTGAAGTAGGAACTATTAGCCGTATTCAGAACTATGCTCCTCGCATCTTTAATCGTGGTAACATAGAAAGACTAAGAAAAAGTAAACTATTAGATAATCCTGATGGTACTCTCAATGAAGGTTTTACTGAACTAGCAGAAGCTGCAATCAGAAGAGGACAGCCTAACATTGAAGCTGATGTAGCTAAGATGTTACGTAACAGAATTAAGAAAAGTACTACTAAAAAAGCAGTAGTTACCTCTAAAGAAGTAAACGCTTTTATTACACGCATGGCACGTGGGTACATTAAAACAGTAATTCAACCTTCTGGTACATCTCGTATGGGATTGCGTATTGGTGATGGTATGTTTGACACAGACGCTTTTTCTGCTGCAATGAGAGCAGAGAAGTTTGATGATAATGATATTGCTATTATAATAGATGTTATGACAGGTGATAAGAAAGTCAAAGGTAACAAACGTGCTTTACCTCGACTTGAGTTAGACGAAAGTACTTCTGTTCCTGTAATGGGTTCTGATGGTAATATGTTTAACTTAAAGTTCTATGATCTACTAGAAGAAAACGTAGAAAACCTTTATGATAGTTATGTATTTCAATTGTCTAGTGCTATTGGTCTAGCTCGTAACGGTATCAATACTAATAAACTTGGTTCAGATATTGAAACTATCTTAACTAAAGTTGGTAATCGTGGAGATGCCAAGCGAGAAAGTGAAGTTGATTCAATTCGGTATATGTATGAAAGCCTTACAGGTCAGCTTGCTTATCGTGGTGATTTAACAGATAAACAGCATCAGATTTTAAGGCGTGTAAGAGAGGTAAGCTTTGCAGCTAGTATGGGTATGTCAGGTATGGCAGCTATGATGGAACTAGCAAACGTACTTATGGAATACTCTTTTACTACTCTTGTTAAATCTGTACCTATGTATGGTCAGTTAATTCGTAAAGCAAAAACAGGTGAACTAACTAACAGACTAGCTAGAGAAATGACTGCTGGTACTGGCGTAGGTAGTGATGGTCTTGTTAATAAAGTAACTACAATGCGTAGCCGTTTAGAAGGTGATGTTACAGAGGGTATCCAAGTAGCAGGTGAAATAACTAAACTTGATGAAATGCTTGGTCATGCACGTGTATTCACTTCTATTGCTTCTGGTTTGCAGGGTGTTACAGATGTTCTACGTAGAGTGTCTGTGTATAACTATGCCTCAGAGTGGGCGTACCTACATAAAGCAGGAAAAGTTCCATTTAGTTCTGTGAAGCGAGAGCAACTAGGTATCTCAGATGGAATGGCTGTACGCATACGTCAAATGATTGACAAACATGCAGTCTACTTACCTGATGGAACCTTAGATTATCTTAATGTAGATCAGTGGGAATTTAAAGATGCTGCTGAAATATTCTTTGCATCAGCACGTAGGGAAGCTACACAGTCAGTACAGGAAATGAACGCTGGCTCTGTTAATAAACGCTTACGTAGTGAAGTAGGTAAGACTTTCTTTCAATTCTTATCCTTTCCACTAGCTTCTATGGAACAACAAACAATGAGACAGGGTGTTAGATTTGCTAATGGTGATGCTCAACAAGTCTCAAAGATTATGTTGTTCTCAATGATGTTAGGTAGTATGATGTATATGGGACGTTCACAGTTAAATTCTATGGGACGTAGCGATCAAGAAGAGTATATGGAAAGACGCATGGAGACAGGTAACTTTGTTCAAGGAGCTATCAGTCAAATTGGTGCAGCATCTATGGTTGGTTATATCTACCAACTTACTACAGGTGCTATGGATGGTAACACTAATGCCCTAACACCTGCTGGTGTAACTATGGGATTAGGTGTGGCTAAGGGTGTAGCCGATCTATGGGATGCTGTAGGTGAAGGTGAACTAACTGAAACAGAGTTACGTAGTATGTTACGTGTGCTACCTTTTAACTCCCTTTACGGAGTAAGACAAATATTAAATGCGATAGCAGCTACTAAGGAATAAGGAAAACAAATGCCTTTATCATATGAAAATTATACAGGGGATAATGCGACTACGCAGTTCTCAATCCCCTTCACATATCAGAACACTACTGAAATTAGTGTAACCGTTGACGGTGTGGCTGAGACAGGTCTTACTTTTCCTTCTAGCTCTACTGTACAACTAACCTCAGCACCTGCTACTGGTGCAATCGTACAAGTTCGCCGTACCACAGACCTTTCAGCACGTGCGGTTGACTTTGCGTCAGGCTCAGTGTTGACTGAAGAAGACTTGGATGATTCAGCTATTCAGACCTTCCACGCAGCCCAAGAAGCTAAGGACGTAGTTAATGATACTATTACACTTGATACTGACTTAAAGTGGGATGCAGATAACAAAGTAATTAAGGATGTAGCAAATCCTGTAAACTTACAAGATGCTGCTACAAAGAACTATATCGAAAACACTTGGCTAACTACCAGTGACAAAGCTCAACTTAATTCTTTAAACATTGCAAACCTAAATTCTGTTGCTACTAATCTTACTGATGTAAATACAGTTGCTACAAACATCTCAGATGTTAATGCGTTTGCTCAAGTGTACCGTAGTGGAGCAACAGACCCAACAACAAGTCTTGATGTAGGAGATTTGTTCTACAACACTACCAGTAACCTTCTCAAGATTTGGAACGGTAGTTCTTGGGAAACAGGTGTAGCTGGTGCTTCTGGATTGCTTCCTTTAGCTGGCGGTACGATGACAGGAAACATTGTTTTCTCTGGAAGTCAAACTGTAGATGGGCGTGATGTTTCGGCTGATGGTAACAAGTTAGATAACATTGAAGCCAATGCTGATGTAACAGATGCAGCTAATGTAAATCCTCTGGTTGACGCACATCTAAACACAAGTACAGCTACAGTTGATCAAGTGTTAGGATGGACTGGTACTGATTACGATTGGGTAGATAATGATACTGGTGTTGGCGATTTAGTAGCAGCTAACAATCTGTCTGACCTTACTAATACTACAACAGCACGAACCAATCTAGGCGTAGCCATTGGATCAGATGTACAAGCACACTCTAGTGTTTTAGATGGTACTACAGCGTCATTTACTACAGCAGAAGAAAGCAAGTTAGCTGGTATTGAAGCTGGAGCTACGGCTGACCAGACAAATGCAGAGATTAGAGCAGCAGTAGAAGCAGCTACGGATAGTAATGTCTTTACTGATGCTGATCATTCAAAACTAAATGCTATCGAAGCAGGAGCTACGGCAGACCAGACAGCATCTGAAATCCGTGCGTTGGTTGAAAGTGCTACGGATAGTAACGTCTTTACAGATGCTGATCATACCAAGCTCAACGGCATTGAGGCTGGTGCGAATGTAACAGATACAACTAATGTTACCGCTGCTGGTGCTTTGATGGACAGTGAGGTTACTAATCTTGCACAAGTAAAAGCTTTTGATAGCTCTGATTATGCTACAGCGGCTCAAGGTACTTTAGCTACTAATGCGCTACCTAAGTCCGGTGGTGCAATGACTGGTGCTATTACTACCAATAGTACGTTTGATGGACGTAATGTGTCCGTTGATGGTGCAAAGTTAGATGGCATAGAAGCCGGAGCTACTGCTGACCAAACCGCTGCTGAAATCCGTGCTTTGGTTGAAAGTGCTACAGATAGTAATGTCTTTACTGACGCGGATCACACTAAACTCAACGGTATCGAAGCTAGTGCAGATGTAACTGATGTTACTAATGTAACTGCTGCTGGTGCTTTAATGGATAGCGAAGTTACTAATCTTGCACAGGTTAAAGCGTTTGATAGTGCTGATTACGCTACAGCCGCGCAAGGTACCACGGCTGATGCAGCATTGCCTCGTAGTGGTGGTGCAATGACTGGCGCAATCACTACCAACAGTACATTCGATGGGCGTGATGTGGCTACAGACGGAGCCAAGCTTGATGGTATTGAGGCCGGAGCTACTGCTGACCAAACAGCCGCAGAAATACGGACATTGGTTGAGAGTGCTACAGATAGTAATGTCTTTACTGACGCTGACCACACAAAACTAAACGACATTTCTGTAGAGCTTTATGGTGAAAATCCTGTCAGTGCTACAGCACCTTCAGTTGTTGGAAACAATGCTCTAGCTATTGGTAGTGGTTCTGTCACGTCTGCAGATAATAACATAGCAATAGGTACTAACGCTACTGCTAAAAACCTTAGTAGTAATAGTGCTGTTACAGAAGCTTTATCTATGGGTACGGATTCGCAAGCTAGAGACTACTGTATTGCTATAGGCCGTGAGGCTTATGGAAACTTAGCTAGCGTAGCTATTGGTAGTAAGAGTAATAGTGCTGGTTCAACAGGAGCCAGTGCTACTTTTCATGGAGTTGCTGTAGGTAACAACTCCACAGCTAGTGGTTTTGGTGCAGTTGCTATTGGTTACAACGCATATGCTAATAACGGCTCAAATGTTTTTGGCGAAGGTCACGCAAGTGGAACAAACGCTACTTCATTAGGTGTAAGCACTAATAGTTCCAGCTACGGCGCACAAGGACACAATAGTGTAGCAATTGGTTACGCTTCAAAAGCTACTGGTTCATACGGTGTCGCTATTGGCAACAGAGTTTGGAACACTACAGCTGACCAAATCTCAATCGGTCACGGTGGTAGCATTACAGGAACGCCAGAAAAAGTCCAGATTAGTGAGTCATATACCCTACCAACAGCGGATGGAACCAGTGGTCAGGTTATGACCACAGACGGTGCTGGTACTGTCAGCTTTACTACTGTCTCTGGCGGTGGCGGTGCAGACCTATACGCTGCAAATGAAAGCAGTCCAGCCGCGCAGCCTTCCGCGACAGGCGGCAATGCAATCGCGATTGGTGATAGCGCAGTAAGTAGCGGCGATGATGCGGTTGCTTTGGGTGTTTCAAGAGCTGGTGGAGACCATAGTTTTGCCGCTGTTATCGCTAACGGCACCAGCAGTTATGGCGCGATTGGAAATTATAGCATTGCAATAGGTTTTCAGGCAAAGGCGTCAAATTTTGGAGGGGCAGCATTTGGTAAAGGTGCAACTACTGCCGGACTCAACTACAACGTGGCTCTTGGAAACTCGTACACTAGCGGCGCGGATGCTTTTGCTGCAGCCATAGCTAGCAATTCATCAAGCTATGGTGCGACTGGTTCTAATAGCATTGCGATAGGTTATCGGGCAAAAGCCACTGGCGCAAAATCTATAGCTCTGTCTGGAGAAAATGCTACAGCAACTGGCGCAAGTTCTTTTGCTGCTGGTGGTGAATATCCAACTGCGTCTGGCGCATATTCAGTAGCAATAGGTGGCTCTGTTAATACCGCATCTGGCGAGGCATCTTACGCTTTTGGAAAACGAGCTTTAGCTGCACAAACTGGTAAATATGCCTACGGCGCATTTTTAACAGGAACAAATGGGGCGACTCAAGGCGGCATGATGATTTTAAATGCTGCTACGACAGATGCTACAGCCACGGTTTTAAGTTCAGATTCAAATGCCGCTGGTTCTGCTAATCAAATCGTAGCCGCATCTGACACAGCTATTACATTTGATGGTTCTGTTACAGGCATACAAAATGGCGCACAAGCTTTTGCCTCGTTTCTTATTTCTGGTTTGTTAGTCAACGATGGTGGAACAACAACTTTGGTAAATAGCGCAATCACAGTAATCGACAATCAGTCTAGTTGGGTTGTGGCTATGACAGCTGATAACACAAACAATGCTTTGGCTGTAACGGTAACTGGTGAAGCAAGCCACAACATTCGTTGGGTGGCGAATATTCGGACTAGCGAAGTCACATACGCTTAGAAGGAGCAAATAAAATGGCTATTCAAAATAACATCGCAGAAGGTGCAAGTCAGTACGGCATTGCATTTAATAACGCATACTACCGCATTGTAATGGCAGCAATCTCTCGTCAACGTGGGTCAGACCCAAAGTTTAACGTGATGATTGACCTGTCAGCTTATGCTACATCATCACCAACCGATGACACTCGTGAGGTAGACTTTAAACGATACAGCGCAAACCTAGACGACATTAACGCAGCAAGTGGCGATGCCTTTCTAGATAAATGCTATTCGTGGGTAATGGCTCAGGATGATATGGCTGGCTCTACAGCCGTTTAAGGAGTAGACGATGGCTTTAACGATTAACCATCAGACCAACGACATTAGTGCTACTAGTGGCAGCATCACGCTTGATGGTGCTGCTGTTGGTGGCGGTGGTGGCGCACACACACTTATTAGCACAACAAATGTCACCACCGCTGTTGCACAGGTTGATATTAGTCTGAGCGGCACTTATGAAAAATATGTTCTGACTTTTTTAAATGTGAACGCGTCAGGTGATCCTGATGAAGCTCTCAGACTTCGTGTCAGTGATGACGGTGGAAGCACTTTTAAAACTTCGTCATTTTATACAGACAAAGGGATTGGACTTTATAGTTTAGCCAGCGATTCGCGCGGTCAAACTAACCCTAGCAGCTTTGGTACAGGCACAGACTCTTTTAGAATATTTGATGGTGCAGCGCAAACCTATGGTGTTCGGCACGGTGAAATTCATATTTACGATCCACACAATTCTAGCAACGATTGGAGCGCCTACTGTCTCTGGGTTGGTCAATCTGATAATGCTGGCGGTGGTGTGGCGGCTGGTTGGAATGTTAGTTCCTATTATGTGGCGGCTGACTACAATGCTATTCGTTTGTATTTTGATGGTGATAATATGACCAGCGGTGAGTTTAAACTCTATGGAGTAAGCTGATGAAAAAGTATGTTGATGGAATCCTCACTGATATGAGCCAAGCTGAAATAGATGCTTTTAATGCTGAAAAAGAAGCTTGGGATGCAGGAGCTAATGACAGATTTGCTGAAAATGTACGCAATCAGCGTGATAGGTTACTTGCTGAAACAGACTGGATGGCTCTTAGTGACGTTACTATGTCGTCTGAGATGACAACATACCGCCAAGCCCTGCGTGACATACCAGCGCAAGCTGGATTTCCTGCAAGCGTAACTTGGCCGACTAAGCCGGAGTAAATAAATGAAAATGACGCAGGAAGTTACACCAGAACTACGTGTTGCTATAGAATTAGAAGCACACGAAAAGGAATGTGCAGTACGCTATGCGTCTGTTGAAGATAAATTATCAGGTCTCGACAAAAGATTGTGGAGACTTGAAGCAATGATAATGGGGTCAACGGTTATTATAGTTGGTCTTGCAGCCTCTTTGATGATGAAACTGTAAGGAATACTAATATGGAACCAATCAGTACTGCCCTAGCTGGGATTGCACTTGTTAAACAAAGTGTAGACTTTATCAAGACACACATTAACACTGTTCAAGATATTGGACAGATAGCAAGCCAGATTGATAACTTGTTCACAGGCGAAAAGCAAATACAACAAGCCAGAAACAAAAAGTCTGGCGGTGGACTTGGGGATCAATTTGGGGTAGATACTGTAGCTAAGGAAGTCATAGATGCTAAACTCGCAGCAGAAAAGTTGCAGGAAGTAGCTAACATGGTTGACTTGCGGTTTGGTCACGGTACTTGGAAAGGTATTGTAGCGGAACGTGTTAAAAGATTACAGGAACAACGTGAAGCTCAAGCTCAAGCTAGACGTGAAGCTATACAAAAAGCTCAGGAGTTTGAGGAAACAATGAAGACTATTGGTATTACTGTTGCTATACTAGCAGTATCTATAGGTCTTTTTATAACCGCTATGGTTTCTATAGCAAAGGCGGCTAATTATGTTTAAAACATTTGTACTAGCTTGTAGCTTGTCTGTTCCAACAGATTGCTGGGAATTTAGGGACGCACGTGGTCCTTATGAAACATACGAGCAATGTAAGTCAAGAGCCTATGAGATGGGTAACGACATTATGTTAATGCCTAATAATGATTTACAACCTAAAATGTTTAAGTGTATTTCATTAAGAGGACAACAATTATGAAAACTTGGAGTAAACTAAAATGCACCTTCATACTCTTATTTACACTTGGATTATTTGGTTGCGAAAACATAAGTATGTCAGATATGTTTACGGCAAGTGGAGCCTCTGGTGGGGCGGCTGTTGCAAGCATTGTAACTGCGAATCCTGCAATCATTGCTGGAGCAACAGGAGCAGGTGCGCTTGTGGGAGCAAGTCTGATTGAAGAAGACAAAAGCCTCAGTACAGAACAGATAGCCGAAGTACAAAATCCTTGGCAAGCTTTATTAGTAGCTTTAGATCAAATACTAGCTAATGCTTTTGAACTTGTTATAGGTATTAGTATAGCTGTCTTTGGTATCCCTATGCTTATTACTTACCTTGTAGGTAGAATGAAACAGCGTCCTGAGGATGCTAAAGCTATTAATGAACTTGTACATAAAGTAGCAAAGATGAAGGAGTAAGGCATGAGCCTATATGAAAACATGAACAAACGTAAAAAGGCTGGCACTAGCAGACCAAAGAGTAAGTCTACTGTCAGTCCTAAAGCCTACGCTAATATGAAGGCTGGTTTTCCTAAGACAGACAAGTATAAAAAGAAAGCTTAATTATGACAGAAAAACAACTGATAGACAGCTTGCATGAGGCTGTCACCCAAGAACTGCTACTACGTGTACGCAGTGGGGAAGCTACAGCTAGTGAACTATCAGTG